AAAATTCTTCGCTGGCATATTGGCTACGGCTATGGAATTTTCTAAAGTGACAATGACGTCACATTTAACTAGAAATTGAAAGACGGAAATATTATTTAAAAAAATATTATTAATGTTTTTTATAGGATGTTTAATATTATTTTCATCTATAGGTATATATAGTTATTTGGCAGATTCATATCAAATGACTACATATAAATTAAAATCTGTTGAATCTGAATTAAATACCTATAAATTACAAGAAAAAATATTAATTGATGAAAAAAATCAATTAATCGATGACAATAATAATATTGATAATCAAATAAATAGTATAAGTGCTATGAATAATGAATTAATTAGTCAACGTATTCAGCTGCAACAAGCTATGAATGCAGATACAACAGGTACAGTAAATTGATATGTTAGTATTAACAGATGTAATATCGATATTAATACTAATAATAAAGAATTAAATGAATTAAGGCTACAACGGAAAACTAATATTAATAAGTTATCTACTATTAATGAAAAATTACAAATTCTTTGAAAAAATACAAATGCTGTAGAAACGTCTGAAGAAGGTATCAATGCAGGCCCATTAAAGGTTTTATCTACAATATTTAATACTAATATGAATACCGTAGTAAAATGATTATTAATATTTATAGTTGCAATATTTGATCCTATAGGTGTAGTATTAATTATAACGTTTAATCAACTTCAAAAGAATAATAACGTAAAAAATATATTTACAGAAATAAAAAACGATATACAATATGACAATATGAATACTGATGAATCGTCAGATGAAGATACTCTGAATACCGATTATGACGAGCCTGAAAATACTATATCTGATGAAAATTTAACAGAATTAAATACGAATAATAATTTAAACACTGAAAATCTTAATTCAGATGAAGATATATCTGGTACCGATTCCGGTGGGCATGAAACTATAAATATTGAAAAGAACCAAGACTCTAATATATATGATGAACAGATAGAACATAAGAAAGTAAAAATTTCTGAAGACCCAATACCTAAAAATAAAAAATTAGATGTATATGTTAATGAAACTGGTGGAACAGTAATTAATGTATAATTTAGTTGTTTACTTTTTTAATAACATAGTTATAATATTATTTGGAGTGTATATGAATTTAAAAACAAAAACATGGTCAGTCGGAAACGGGTATTGAATAATTTATATTCGAAAAGGCTTAAAACGACGATTCGAAAAACAATTTAGTAACATTAAAATGTTTAATGAATATTATTACAAATCTAAATTAGTTGCTATAAGTTATATTTTTAAACGAGACGAGTGTTTAAAAGATATTCGAGATTGGTTAAACCGAGTGGATAAGTAGGAGGGTTTATGAAAAAAAATAAACCTATTAGACGCCGTAAAAGGGGCTCTTCAGGCACAATACGAAGGCATGCAATAAAGCAATTAGCTTGTGAATGCGGAACCATAATGGATGTACCCGACGATACAGTATCAGTTAGATGTCCTAATTGTGTATTAAAGGAAAATTTGAAATTATATCCGCCTAAATGGTTAACAGAACCAGATAAAAAAGAACCTAAATTTAAACGGCCTAGAGGATGGCACTGGTTAAAATTATATGTTGATCCAGATGGTAATGTATTTAGATCTGGTAAAGAATGCCCTAAAGAGAAGGGTAAATTTAAACCTACTGTGGTCGATCAATCTAAACATACTAAGGCAAAAAAGAAAAAAATATCTAAACGTGAAAAAGATCGATTATATAGAAAGAATATGATAGAAATTGGTGAGTTAAATAAAACTATGAAACGATTAACTAATTCTTTAAATAATGCTACTACAACTAAAACTAAAAATAAGATAAAACGCCAATTAAAACAATATGAAATTGATTTAAAAAAGCTAAAAAAGGAACGTAGAAAATATTTATAAGGAGTTGATTGTATGTTTGAATTCAATAAACATATATTTTTTTGTATCATAATGATTATTATAGGTTATATTGTATATAATGGAGTTATTATTAATCGATATAAAAATAAAATACAGCAGTTAAATAATACATTAATTGAATATGAAAATACTTCTAAAGTAATAACGGCGGAATTAAAAGAAATATATAATATAGAACAATCAATAGAATTATTAAAGCCGACTATACTAGAACGTGATAAAATTGAATTAGCTACGTCAATATATAAATATTCTAAATTATATAATTACGATCCAAACTTAATGCTTAGTATAGGATTTATAGAAAGTTCATTTAATAAAAAAGCTATAAGCTCCGCAAATTGTAGAAGTATATTTCAAGTCAATCCAGCTGTGCATCCAGTAGACATAAATAAAATACATAATATAGATTATAATACCAAATGGGGATATTTAATATTTAATGATAATATGCGTAAATATAAAAATAATTTAGTACTGGCTTTGAATGGCTATAACGGATGGCCGTCTTTAAGAAATCCATATGCCACTAAGGTTTTGGCTATTTACGATAAATTAAATAATAATAATAGTTAAGGAGTATACATGTCAGAAGAAAAATTAATTAACATTGCATTAGGTAATTTAAAGAGGTTGATTTCGTATATAGATGCTACTGTACAGTCAGCAGATAGAAAGGAATTATTATTTACGATGTTTAAAGATTTTAAAACTAGAATGCTGTCTGAGCCTGCTTCTAGTAAAGAATGGTACCATTCCTCTTTTATAGGCGGATGGATTTATCATACTACTAATGTAATAGAATTTGCATTACAGTTAATGGACGTATGGGATGAAAATGGAGCAGTTATTAATTTTACTAAAGAAGAATTAGTAATTGCTGCAATCGGTCATGACTTCGGAAAATTAGGTGATACTGAAAATAGTTACTACCTACCTCAATCTTCAGATTGGCATAGAAAAAGAGGTATGCTATATGAATTTAATCCAGACTTACAATATATGACTGTTCCAGATAGAGCTCTATTTCTATTTCAAAAATATGGTATTGAATTATCTATGAATGAAACTCTAGGTATTAAATTGGCGGACGGATTATATGACGATGGAAATAAAGCATATTTAATTAGTTATAATAAAAATGGCCAATTGAAAACTTGTCTTCCTATTATTATTCATCAGGCCGATATGATGGCTAGTACAATAGAACGGCAAACACAGTACAAACGTTTATATGAAAAGAGTGAGGAAAAATAATTATGCTTAATATTTTAATATACATCGTTTTAATATTAATAATTGGAGTATTAATATTTATTATTACAAAACAACAAGTTAAAAATAATAAATACGAAACTACTTTAATTTCAATATATGACGATTTAATTGAAATTATTACAGAGGTTAATACTATAGATCAAGCTGGAATGTTTGAATCTGATGATGATGTTGGAATAATTTTTAAACAAATACACTCACTTATAAATGATTTAACTAAATATTTAATTATCGACAATACTGAGGAGTAATATGGGTAAGTCAAAGGATAATAAATATTATTTTACTGATGACACCGAAGAAGCTATAATAAAATATAATGAACGTATAACGCCCTGTTGCGGCAGTACGTATACCGAACACCGTGAAAGAATACCCAATTCTAAAAAAAGAAATATATGATACGAGTGTGATAAATGTAATAAAATATTATCAATTGACGAATTGGAATATAAATTAACACAATCTGAAAGAGATAAATTATACCGTGAAGAAATAGATTTTCCGTTTTTAAAATTAGCTGAGTGCATTTTATATGACGGGCATTCATATAATATTTCGAGTGATCCACAGGTTATAAAGCGTGATATAGTAGCCTTTTTGGTATCGAAAATTGATAGATTTGATCCATCTAGGGGTTATAAAGCATTTTCATTTTTTAATAGGGTCGCAAAAAATTATTTAATTTATACTAGTATTCAAAATACTAAAATCGGTAATACTCATACATATATAGATACATTGGATACTCAAAATAAAGGCCGAGTATTATATGAAATTTATAAAAAAATGGATAAAACCTACGATAAACAAACTGAAGAATTAGCCAAATCAATATTAAATAAGTTAAAAAATCGTTTATCCGATGATATGGAAATTATATTTAAAAATAATAAAGACCGTAAAGTTGCGTGAGGCATAGTTGAATTATTAAATCATCATAGAGATATAGTTGAAATTTATAATAAAAAGGCTATATATGTTATTTTGCGTGAATATTCTCACGAACCTACTATAAGAATATCGAGGGTTGTTAAAAAAATAAAGGGCATATATGAAAAAATAAAAAATGAGGAACGAAACCTATTATAATTTATAAAGTAACTATATTATGGAGCAAAACTATTAAAGTTTTGCTCTTTTTTATTTATATTTTTTTTCATTTGTAATATTTATATATGAGGAGGTAGATTATGAATAAAATATTTGACGATATTACAGTTTTTGATGGAAAGAGCTTATCTAATTTATTTAAGGACATATATGATAATTCTAATACTAAAAAGGCTAAAATAGACGATTTAATAGATCAATTACAGCCTTTCGTGGTTGATATGGATTCAGCTTTAATAATTGTTCCTATAATTAAAGATTATTTAGATATATCAGTTAAAAATGATGATCAACTTAATAAATTATGCGGCATTATTACTAGAATGATTTCCAGCAATAATAAATCCGATGGATCTTTAGATGACGGATCTGAATTTATTTTGTCTGAATATGACAAAAAACTAATAGCGGATGAAGTTGAAGCTCAAAATAAATTAAAAGAAGAATTAACTGAAAAAGAACAAGAATATAAACAATGAAGTACTAATGATGAGGAATGAGTAAATAATGCCGAAACGTCGGATAACTAAGATACCATTAAATACGGTAGGCAACGCTGATACTGGTTTAGCCACTAAACAGGATTTATATTATTATGCTACTATGAATAATAATATAGATAATTTTGAACGCGAGCCAGCGGAAGTACTTGATATTATTTTAAATAGTACACACCCAGATTATTCCGTTCCAGATGATATAGGTAAAGTTAGAGTTAGGTTATTATATTCTGAACAAGATGTAGGTTATGATCGTGAAAATTGAAATTCGACATTATCATTAGCTAAACCTTTAAATCCGGCTATAAAATATTATCCATTACTGCATGAAATAGTGTTATGTTATTATTATCCTACTAATGCAACTGGCGTAAATGATTCTAGCGATGATTCTAATATGATACCCGACGTATTATATTATGATAACGTATTAAATGCAAATAATTCTATTATACAAAATTCGTTAACTGATATTTCGTTGTCACACGAATTTAAGAATTCAAATACATATATTAATCCAGAGTTAAATGGACTATTCGGTAAAAATTTTATAGGTAATATGACTATTAAGCCGTTAAGCCCTAATGAAGGCGATTTAATAATAGAAGGTAGAACTGGAAATTCCATACGAATGGGATCTAATAATGGTTCTGGCGAAGATCCAATATTAATAATACGCAATAATCAATCTAAGTTGGTTAATGAAAATGATATTATTATAACAGAAGATATTAATAATGACGGATCATCAATTTGATTTAGTGTAAATACAAATTCACCATTGGAATTTGCCTCAAATAATTGAGGCCAAATAACTACATTAGGCGATTATAAGGAAGACCAAATTATAGTAAATTCTAATAGAATAATATTAAATTCTAAATATGATAATTTGATGTTTTCGTCTAAAAATTCTGCACTGATTTCAGCTGAAAATGAAATAAGTTTAGGAAGTAAATATATCACGACTAATAGTGATTATGTTTTTTTAGGTAAATACGAAAATTGCCAACCCGCGGTTTTGGGTAATACACTAATATCTATATTATATGAATTAGTTGGGTCTATAGCGACTTTGACAGTATCAAACGCTGCAGGTATTAGTACACCACCTATAAATGCTAGTAATTTTATAAAAATAATGAATAAATTAAATACATTAGTAAGTAAAAAAACATTTTTAGAATAATGGCAATAAATTGAATGCAATTTGAAAGTAATTTAAATTCAGATTTGGAAAATATCAAAACTGATAATAACGAAGAGATAGCGAATGCCATAACTGATAATTATCATAAAACGGTTATGGCTGGTACAAACGCCCTTGGAGCTAGCCCTATGACGGTAAATAAAGAAATATTAAGAACTCGATTAATACAAGGATTTTCATTATCTGCGTTAATATTATCAATACCGTCTATAAAAATTCCAAAAATAACTTTATTGGGGTTACCAACATTGCCTAAATTAGCTACTCCACCGATACCGATATTACCCGGTATAAATATTTGCAGTTTTAATATAAAGCTACCAAATATAAAATTACCAAATATAAAATTACCAAGTTTACCAGAATTACCAAATTTGACTTTACCGAGTTTACCAGAATTACCAAAAATTAAAATACCCGATTTAGGTGTAAATATAATTAAGGCCAACCTTGCTATTTCTACTGGAATAAAAACTGGAATATACGGTTATTGAAATGGAGCTGATATGACTTCCGTTCCTCCACCCGGAGCAGTTACATCTATATCAAATAAGGTTGTCAATCAGGGCGCACCGGCTGAAACATTATTAACTGATCCCAATGATAAAACCGAACTTTCTAGAAAAATAACGATTACGGCTAGTAATCATATAAAAACTATACAAGGTGTGTCTATTGGTACTTTACCAAATGGTAATAATTTATCGGTTCCATGGATCGGATTAAAATAAATATATATATTAATAGGAGTTATTATGACTAGAAAAGAATTAGCTGCCATAGTAGAAAGTATAATTATTAAAAATTTATCTTCAACAATTAAGCCTATAATTCAAAAAACTGTATTAGAAGAATTAGGATTGGTTTTAGTACCAGCAATAAAAAAGGCTATGGCTGAGATGCAGAATGAACAAATATTAAAAACTGAATCAGAAATTCCAGTTAGCGAATATAGAAAAACGTTAATGAAAAACATAGGATTGACAGGCGGTACACCTAAACTAGCAAACCAGCTGCCAAATTATAATGCCCCTGCACAGACTGGGAACGGTGTATCAGGTATTTTAGCAGAAACATTAAATGATATTAGACCTGGAGAATTAGATAATTTGGGAATCGGTAATGATTATTCAATGAATCAATCTATACCTCAAATGGGGTTTAATGACATGGGTTATCAAGATTATAATAATTTTAATCCTACTCCAGTTGATTTACCACCACAAACAGTAAATCCTAATAACCCATTGGCAAAATTAGAAAAAAATCTTAGTAAAAACTATTCAACATTTTTAGCTGAAATGGATGAACATGCGAATAATAAACGGGGTGCAATTGTAGCTAGAAATAAAATTGTTGAAGATCAATATAAACAACGCTTAGGCAGTATAATGAAATCTGATACAGATGAATAAACATGGAATTTATAAATGTCGGATAAAATATTAATTAATAAAATTGATAAATTTATAGGATTATCATTTCCGCTATCAAATAGTCAACATGGGTATTTTAATCCATCTTTATTAACTAAGGAACAAATATCTTCTAATATTTTAAGTATATTATCGACCAATAAAGGTGAACGATTAATGAGACCGTCGCTCGGACTCAATGTTAGTAAGTATGTTTTTAATAAAATGAATGTAGCGGGCCTAGAAGATAAATTACGTCAAGATATACAAATTGAATTATCTAAATGAATAAAAAATATAAAAATACTTAATTTATCTGTATTTTCAGCTGAAGATAATGAATTTTCAATAAAATTAACATATGCAATCGGCGATGACATTTATGAAGAATTAGAATTTTCTATAATCGGCTTGCAACCATTCTATGGAGATAAATAGTGGCAAACAAAAAAACTGTAAAGTATTTAGGTAAAGATTTTAATAGATTAGAATCTGGATTAATAAATTTTGCAAAGGCATATTATCCAAATACATATAATGACTTTAATCCATCATCACCTGGTATGATGTTTATAGATATGGCATCTTATGTTGGTGATGTATTAAATTATTACTTAGATTCATCCGTCGAAAATTTATTATTATTAAAAACTAA